ATATTCCAAATCTAAATATTCCAAAAGACTTACCGAAAAGATTAGCACGCATAGCATTTGTAATGCGGTCTATACTCTGCTTAGAGCGAATACGTAAATTTTTTTCATTTTGTCTTGCTTGGAGACCTTTACCAGATACTAATCGATCTCTTAAATCAAAATACAAATCGCGTATATAATTTACATAAATTAAAGTTTCAACCATAACTTTTCTACGTATTTCAGGTATATTAAGAGTAGATAATTTGTCTAAGAATTCACTTGATTTAGATTTCAGTTTTTTATAAATAAACATTACAAACTTAATGTCACTATTAAATGCTTGTAAAGCTAAAGCTGAATTTGCAACGCGCGTAAGGCTACCCCCTCTGAGCATACCGAAATTTGAATTTACGGTGTGTCTATTTCTCATTTATTAATACCAAAGATTATTTAAATATGTATAATAATTTCTTGAGGCATACCAAAAAGTCCCAACATTTCACCGATAAATTTATTTATATCATTAAGAATATAATACCCATTATTAGGATATGGTGTTTCGTCAATGTGTCGCTCGAATTTTCGTATGTAAAAAGTTACAAGTCCAGATATATCCACAATGCGCCTTTGCGCTACGTGAAATTCAAGAACATCTTGGTCTTGTTCCGATATTTCTACGATTCCAAAAGCAAATTGATTAATACGAGTGCGGTAGATTTGTATCGTTGCGTCTAGTGTAGCCATACTTCTTCTACGCAAATCTCTATGGAATTGCCTAATTTCAAATCCGCTCTGTGCTGCAACTCGATCAGATAAATCATAATACAAAGTACGTAAAACTTTTATATATATCAACATCTCAAGAATAAGTTTATTCCACATATTAGGTGAATTAAGAGTAGAAAGTTTATCTAAAAATTTACTTGACGCAGATTCGATTTTTTTATAAATAAACTTTAAAAATTTTTTCCCCTGTTTAATTTTCTGCAAAGGTAGTTCGTAATTATCGGTGAATGAAAGACTACCACCACCGGGCATACCGAATGAAGATGTATTAATATTATTGAATACTCCGCGTTCTGCTCTACGTAAATCCTCTTGAAATCCTATAAGCAATTCAAGATATTTAGCAATTTCTTTAGAACGTGCCATCAAAAGATTTGGATTTTGAATTCCTTCCATTAGTACAGTGTCCATTAAATAAATATTAAAAACGGGAAAAACTAAATTATAAAAAGTTTCGAACATGATTCTAGCTTTTTCTGCAACTCCTTCGTCACGAATTCGAAGATTATGAAGTCTTCGCTGTACAACCTGATTTTGTAAAAGTAAATCTTTTGCTGCTTTTTCTGCTTTTATATTTTCAAAAGTTTCAAAAGTAGTACGTAAATTTTGTAAAATAACCTTTACTTCAAAAGACACCGGATCAGTTGCAGGAATTATGCGATGTCCGGACATTTCTGCATTGACATTGTCTCTTATACGTTTAATAACCTGTCTAGCAAGAGCCAAGGAACTATCGTGAATAGCATTAATTCGTTGAACTTCTCGAACTTCTCTTTGTAATCTTTCAAATTCAAGATTTCTTTCATTTGCTATTGGTATCGGGGGCGGTTTTTCAAATGGGTATTTTCCGAAATTTGAATATCTTCTCATTTATAATAATGTAAATATTAAAATTTTAGAGTAACATTCTGAGGACTTGTAAAAACTCCCTTAACTGCATTCTGAGATAAAACTATTCTTTTTCCTTTCAACTTATTTATTAAAACGTTGCTCATATCAAAATCTATAAGTTTAATATTTGAAATAGCATATTCAAATATTTTATTTTCTAAAAACCATCTGAAAAAATTTAGCTGCCCTACGGTTGTAACTATATAATTATTTTTATCTAGATTAATTACATCTTCTGTGTATTCTGACCACGAGAAAACTTTACAATCTATTATTATTCTTCTCTGTCTACAAAACGGATCAAAAAACTTTTTTGAATAAGCCTTTAATTGATTCTTATAATCTAAATATATGTTAAAATATGCTATTTCTTCATCGTTTTTAAACAAAGGGTATATTACATTGTATTTTTTCGAATAGTTTGTTATTAGCCAGTCTATAAGACGTAAACTTAAAGGATTATTTTGATAAACTATGTCTTTTAAAATTTGCATCCTATCTTTATAAAAATCTATTAGAAATCCGATTAAGATATTTTCTTTTAAGGTTAAACCCATATCAGTTATAAATAATTATTAAGCCAATTCTTTATGTATTTTAATAAAGAATTTAAAGAATATAATTATAAATATCTAAATTATATTCTATGATAGAAATCCAAGACGAATCAATTAAGAGAAAAGTTATATTTTTGCTTAATAATTTATGGTTTGGAAAATATTCACATTTTTTTCCTCATCAAATATGTGACTACATAGAAAGAAAAGATATATTCAAAATAAAGACCTTCTTGTATTGCTATTATAAATCCAACACAAAAAATGAAAAAAGAGCCTTGTTGTTTTTATTTATAGATAGCAACTGTGATAAAAAGGCATATGTAATTTTTAAAGATTTTAGTATACACTCAATTGAAATAGATTGTAATAGCGATTATTATAACAATACGCTTTTTGATATATCTATATCACCCGATGGAAAAATAATTATATACGACACCATTTATGTATCTGGAATTAAAATTAATAATTATCCATTTATGGATAGGATACTAGAAGCACAAAATTTTAAAACACATACAAACAATCCAATTTTTGAAGTATGTAGTTATATGCAAGGAATTTCTAGTTTGAGCGATTCATTAAAGCAATACGAAGAAGAAATATTCTTAATATCTAACGAGCTTCCAATAATTGTTGGGTTAAACCGTGGATGTTTTAAGTGGCAACCCTCTGAATCTATATATTTTAGTTTGAAAGTTATAGAACTAGAACACGATTTAGTATTAAATGCATGCAATTACAAAAAGGATGTACCGTTCGCTAAAATACATTTTTCAGACCCCAATGGAGAAATATACATAAATAAAATTAAAAAATTGGAAGATTACAAAAATGAATGTGTTATTGACGTTGGTGTAAATGAAAATGAAAATGAAATTATAATAATTAGAGTTAGTAAAACTTTTCCAAGTTCTTTGAGATATATCGAAAAAATGTTACGCATTAAAAGAGAAAATATTAAAATAAATGAATTGATTAAATGAATAAATTAATAAATTAATAATAACAAAAAATAATTGATTATACGATTCAATTATTTTTTGTTACTTTTTATTTTTTTACTTTTAATATTTATTTACCACGACCCGAAAAAGCTCATACGAGCCTTGCGGCGACGGTAAGCAGCGCGTGCGGCAATGGCAGACTTGGTCATCTTTAGACGGCGACCCGAACGGCGACCCTTGCGACCCTTGCGAACCTTGCGACCCCCGCGACGCATTTTCATCATCTTACGAGCAGATAGATAAACCTTTCCAGAACGCGAACGGTAATACAACGCACCGTTCTTTCCCCTGTAAACCTTACGCTTGCGCCCCTTTACTACAACCGATTTACGCGTAGATCTACCGCCTTTGCGGGGGCGACCTACGCGGCGCTTACCAAAATACATATCTTCATAATCGTCATACATTATACTATTTTAATATTACAAAAGAAAATAATTTTTTTTTAAATTAAATAAGAATTTTTAAAAATTTTGAAATAACATTTTCTTTAAAATTATTATTTTCTAAAAAATCTAATAGTTCTTTTTTATTAGACTTAGTAATTTGAAATTTTTGAGGTATCTCATAATCAAATTCCTTGAATACTTTTCTTGCTATTTCGAAGTTGAAATTTTCAGGTTTTGAACCGAGTTTTTCTATATAATTTTCTAGTGTAATGTATTGTTTTATAATATTGAAAGACGAAACCGGGCCTATACTTGGTATAGTATCAGAATAGTCGCATCCAGATAAAATACAAAAATCAACAAACATATTCATGGTCATCCCGAATTTCTCAATAACTAAAGATGTATCAATTTCTACTATCTTATTAATGGATGTTTTTAGAATTTTTTCGCAGCCAAATGTTAAAGCATCGGTATCGTCTGTAATAGTATAATCTACAATTCCGTTAATTTGTAGAAAAGCGCAGTATTTTTCAGCGTCTTCGGGTGCGGTACAATAAGGTATTCCGGCTTTTTCAAGGAGTTCTTTGCATTCTACAATATGCGATTTTTTAATTCTTATTATTTGTGACGATATCTTATCTATTTCGTCAATTATGGTTTTTTTTTCATCATCGTTTTCAGAATTGTCTTGTAAAATTTTTAATTCTTCAATTTTAACATACAGTTTTTCTTTAGTGTCGTGTCGTTTTTGTATAGTATTTTTTTTAGCATCAGGCGGATTTCCATCAAATACAAAAACTGGAAGAATCCCGTTAGACATATAATATTTAATACGATTTACTATTCCTACTAGATGTGAATTTTCTACACGAGATGCGTATTTAAATTTATATAAAAGAATACTACAATCAATTGCAAAAACGGATCCTTTGTATTTTTTGATATCATGCACATTTTCAGCTTCTTGTGCGTATTTTTTGATAAGGTTGTTTAGGCCGCGGATGCCCATTGTTAATGATTTTATTAACTAATCTTTTAAATCTTATTTTTTTTAGCAATTTAAATTTTATAAGTCTTTAATACTATATTTATCAAGTATTAAATATTGAGATTTACATTTACATTTACATTTAGAATTTTCTTTTTGAGGTTTACATTTAGAATCGTCTTTAATAAAATATCCCGTTAATGTAATTTCTTCTTCGGAGTCATTTTCTTCTAAAATTTTATCTGTTAAATCTAAAATATTTTTTTTAACAGGAAATTTTGGATGAGTTTTTATATCATTAATTCTATAAAACTCTATGTCTTTCCAAAAAAGTTCTAGTTTTTTTAAATTTTCGGATAACCATTTTTCGTCTCTATTAACTCGAACAATATTAATCTCATTTGGCGGTCTATATTCAATAAAATCTGCTAAATCCAAATCGCATATAAACATGTTTAACTGGACTTGCGGAAAATAATAATCCGGAATTTCACCGTGTTTTATAACTCGTTTATATGGACACTTAACTTCGAGTAGAATCGGTTTAGCATTAACGTCCGAGGTTGATAAAGCAATCCCATCTGGAGAACCCGCCAACCAATAATAGTCTTTATTGTTATATACGTCTTCGTGTGCTATTAGTCCAAAATTATAATTGATTTGTCCTGTAATTTTACAATATTTTTGTATAGCTTCATCTTCGTATTTCTGTCCATGTAAAGTTGCGACATTTCCAACAAACGGATTTAAATCTTGACCACATTTTTTAAAAAGAACTTCTGTAGATTTTTGATATGGATTGATACCTAGTGCAGTTGCGGCATCAGAACTTGTAAGTTTATTTTCACGCTGCTTAAACCACTCAGCCGATCTTTGCTCGTATTGAGGTATTTTAAGTAATTTTTCAATTTTATCCATAAATTATATATTATATTTTTTATATTTAATTAATTTTTAAATAAACTTATTTAATTTTTTTGACTAAAACCGTGGGTGTATTTTTCTTCTTCATTTGTTTTTTGTCGTACTCTGGTATAGATTTTGCCTTTTTCTCATCATAGTTTTTTTTACAATATTTCCAAAGTTCTTTTGTCCCTATTTTAAAATCCCTGCTCGGTTTTGCCCTGTACCAAAATACACAATCTTGAATATTGTTGCTTTTAGATGTATTATCTAAAACTAAACAATCATAACCTTCTGTACAACTATTGAGAACGTCTTGAAATACACTGAAATGTGGAAAAATTCCAAAAAAATTTTTATATATTTTTTCCTGATTTTGAATAATATTTTCTCGTAAAATAAATATATAGTCTATATTCGATCTTAAATCCGGTGGTAAATCCATACAATATTGCATAGTTAACATAAAAGATATTCTCCAATGTCTTCCGTTCATAAATATTCCTCTTATATTTACGTCTTTAATCATTCTTTTATCGTACATACAATCATCCAACAGAACAAAAACGTCCCCATCGGGAGTCTTAGTATCAGAATTAATAACTTTTTTTTGTCTAGTGATAACCTGTTGTATTATTTCTGGTTTGTATTCGGAGTGAATTAATATTTCTGGTATAAACTTCGAGTAATATGCATTCCCGTCTTCGGTAGCGGAGATAGCAACACCGGCTTTTATGCGCCTCATATAATATAATATATCAGAAACTAGAGTACTTTTACCTGTACCGCGTTTTCCAATAAATACAATAGTTGGAGGCCCGGCTCCTTTAGTTCTTCTCTCTTCTATACTTCGTGGTTTAAATTTTGATAAACTAATAGACATTATTAAATTAGTAATATTTTTAATAAGAAATCGTTACACGAAATAACTTTTATCCGAAAAAATTTTCAGTTAACGGATTGTCTGGCTCTATTGTATAGTATGAAAAAAGAACGCTAATTATTATTCCCAATGCACCTGACCCTACAATTACTATTTTTTTGTAATTTTCTTCTTTATCTAATTTAGTTAATAAGAGATAAAATATTCCACTTGTAAAAAGAATTATTAAGATGTGAGTTAAATCTAATGTATAAAAATCCAAAAATCCCATTATTATAATGTATTTATAAAATAAACCGTAAAATTAAACTAAATAAACAGAATGAACTAAATTAAATAAACCGAATGAACTAAATTAAATAAACCGAATAAACTAAATTAAATAAACACAAATTAAATTATTATAAAATATATTATGGGAGTTACTATTAATGATCTAAAAACATTTGATCGTCTTATTAATTTAGATTATGGAGATAAAGTTGTATTTTTTAAATTTGGTACAGATTGGTGTATTCAGTGTAT